GAACGCTGTATTAACAGTATAAAAATCACCGTTTTCTGATGGCTTTAATTGAATGAATACTGCTTTACCTTTTTCAGTAGATTGAACCACCACCAATTGACTTGTCTTTGATGGTTTCCATATTGAATCAATGTGTTTCAGTGCGTCCGCTATAAAACTTTGAGCACTATCAAAACCAATACTTCTTATTTGGTCACCATGGCGTGATTCTATGTGCTTCAATCCATATTCTGAATTACCATACTCAAGCCTAATCTTACCTGCCTGCCTACGCATTGCTTTTGCCATATCAGGCGTAATCTCGCCAAAGTCAATGCTTCCGCTCGGTGATTTAACAAACTCACTAGAATTGCTACGACTAAACAAGGTTTGCGCCCCGTGCGCTGCCGCTTTGTCTGCTTCGCTATTTGAGCCAGTGAGCGTGAATCCACTTTGATTATCCGTGCCACTATTGCGCTTTGCATCCTTTGCGCGCTCTGCGTCCGCAATGGCTTGTTGTTTTGAGGTGTTGTCGCCTAGAAGGTCTTGGTTGCTTGATTCCTGCGCGTATTCAGTGGCTTGGGTAGCTACTTCTAGCCCACCGTCTAGCGCATCAATCCGCGCCATCACCGCGCCATCAAGTGCCTGCATCTGTGCGTCAGTTAGCCCGTCCTCTTCTTGAATCCCTCTAGCAATCCCATGTAACGATTGACTATCTTTAGCCGCTGTTATTTGCTGCTTGAATAACTCAACGACATTTAAAATCTCTGCACGGGCTTCTTTATTTGGAGTCTTTGCAAGGCTGTGTAATTGGCTAAATTGCTCAGATAGCAGCGGATCATTCTTAAACAATATCGCTGCATTTTTGAATTTATTGGGATTAACGCTCTCGCCACTCATAAAGTCTTTAGCGAGTTGTAGTGCTGTATCAAATGGTTTTGATTTGCCTATCTGATTAGCGGCAGCACGTCTTTTAACGATCTGCGTGACAATATCACGCGCATCACTTACTTCTGACCGAGTGACCGCATTGGTCTGCGTTTCCGTAATTCCTCTACTTTGCGTTCCTGTTCCTGCTCCTGCCTGTATTCCTGCATTGCCGTCAATATCGCTACTTGAGCCTCCTTGCTCAAAGACTTGATCCTGCGTATCAGCTTCTCTTTCTCTGTCATCATAACTTGCCTCTCTTAATATGGCGTTAATCTCACTGTCTGATAACACCTTGTTGCTAATATCACGCTGACTATCCGCACTATCCTCTTGGTAATACTTGTTCGCCTTAATCTCTTGATCTATATCAAACTCGATAACTTTCTCACCATTGCGAATTTTCTCGGCAATATAATCATACGCCTCTGTAGAATCAAAAGCACCATCATTCATGCCGTTAGATTCTAGGCGCATGTTATGTGGCAAGTAGTCATCAAGACTGCCGCTTTCAATCAATCCCTTTAATGATGCTCGTGATTTATTGCTGAAAACTTGATTGTATCCACCAGGCGCAAACCTTTTATCTTCGCCAGTAACATCAAGCTTCTCTGATAATTTAACGCCGCCTAAGCCTTTAAGTGTAGCAAGTAAAGTTCCTGCTTTTTTCGCAGGCTTTTTAGGTTTATTCGAGATAATATTTTCATTGTTTGTAGATAATTGCTCTGCTTCAATATTGCTATCAGTAGGCGTATCAACAGTTTGCACTTGCTCTGGTGTAGATATTGGATCAGCAGGTTTAACTTCATTGGCTGGCAATGTGTCTATAGCTGATACATCTTGATTATTTGATTGCTCATTATTAACCTCTGCCAGTAAATCATCATAAGCGCTTGTATTTACAAGAGGCTCGGCACTTGGCGATGCTTGTGCCACCTCGCGCGTAATGTTCGGTGTTTGCTGTTGCGCCTGCGCTTCACCATTATTTTTCTTAGTTAATTCATTGGCTTTGTTAAGTGCAGATAATACAGATTCAATGTCTGATTGCGGCGCGGCTTGAGGTTGTGTAGCGGCGGGCGGTGTTGGTTGTGGTTGCGGTATTGTAGGGGGTGATTCAGCATTATTTCCTGAAATTGAATTTAATACACTCCCGCCAGCAGTCATCGCCCCTGATTGCAATAATGTAGTAAGCGCAGTATCTTTTACCTGCTGTATATAATCATCAAGTCCAGCCTCTTGATTTAAGCCAATTCCAGGAGATTTATCAGCTAAGAACTGACCTGTAGTTGTAAACTCTTCACCTGGTATCTCCTTTAGCCCGCTAGATACCATAGCAGAGCCTAGCTTAGTCAAGCCATTGCCTTTTAACGCATTGTTTAACGCGCCTGTTAACTGCCCAGAGCCGCCTATTTTCTCACCGATAACTTCTAGTGCAGATTGCGGAATTGCGCGAAATGCTGCGCCAAAAGGATTTAGCTTTTTTCTACCTTCTCCATATTCTTGCATCCCAGCAGTAGCAAACATTGAAGGAAATGTTAACTCAGGAGCAACCGCACCAGCGACTAATGATGGTGCGGTAGTAATAACCGAGCCAATGGCATTGACTGCAGTTTTTGGTAATTTCTGAACAATAGAATCTCCGCTAAAACCTTTAATTGGAGATGAATTTAATATAACGCCATTTTCAATCTTATCGGCGTAGTCTAGTTGATTGTTTGAAAAATTTGAAAGAGGTGTCTCAAGAGGAGTGTTTGACAAAATATCTGATAGAATTTTTACAGCACCAGCTTCAGTCCTGCCCAATCCCGCATAACCTTTGCGTAAGCCAACTTCTGCTATACCGCTCAGTCCGTCAACTATTTTCGCGCCTGATTTTAGAGTTTCTACTGGAGTTTCAAACTTATGATTATCCTTAAACCCTATATTTTTTACTGGAGTTTTCCCATCTGCTCCATACGCAACAGAGCCTGAAAAAAATGAATTTGCCGCCCTTGCTGCCTTAGTTCTGTCTTTTGCATCATACACCTCGCCTGTATCCACCCCATTTACCATAACAGGCATTTCATCTAGCCTTGATGCGGCTTTTGGCTTTTCAGGTTTAGAATCCTCCGCCTCAAACTCAGCTAAAAAACTATTTTTACCCTGTTTCTCGGATGCCTCAAACTCAGCTAAGAATCCCATTATTTAACCAATCCCTTTTTTCTAGCATAGTCGGTCATGCGCTTACGCTTTGCAGGGTCTTTTTCTGCATTAAATGCAGCCTTGTACTCATCGTAAGCAGGATTTGATTTGGCTTTTGTTGTCGCAGGTGCTTTGCTACCACTAGAACGGTAATAATCACCCTCATCAACATTAAATTGTTTTAGCCATGACTTTTCAAAGTCACGGAAATTAGGCGCGCCTTTGCGCGCTCCTGTCACGCCTTTAGGATAGGTAGCATCAAACTCACCGCGAATGTCATCACGGAGTTGTGCCATATCTTTAGTGGTAGCATTTGAACCATCACCTTTACCAGCTTTAACACTATCTGTTTTAGCCCTATATAGATTAGCGTTAGCATTATTTTCATTCGCCCCTGCATTCGCTTGGTTAGCTTTAGCCTTATTTTCTGCAATAGCACTATAACCCTGTGGGCTTGTTTTATATTCCCCCGTAGCATTATCACCAGTACCATTTGCTGAGAAATCATAAAGACTATCTTTATTCCCCAGTGTAATCGCTTGTACTAAATTTTTCATGGCTTCATGGGTCAAGCCCCCATTCGCTACTTGATCTACTCTACGATTCTGTGAAATATTTTCTATGTTACCTTTAATTGCAGCTTGTCTATTTGCATAATCTTCAATTCCTTGAGTAGAATTTCCACTTGCAAATTTATTCTCATAATCTTGACCAATACTTTTAGATAAATTAGGTAAGCTTTTGTCACCCAAAGCCAGCATTTGTTTTAATCCTGAAAACTTCTGCTGCAACTCAGGAAACTTACTTACATATTCAGGCGCAGGCATATATGAGCCAGGGGGCATAGCCGCACCTTGCTGTTCACGCGGCTTATAGCTACCATTAAGGTGCGCCTTAAAATCAGCGCGTACATTATCACCATTGATGCCATTCTGCATTCCAGCAACCAAGCCATCAATTAGTGCGTCATCGCTGCGAGAGGCTATCTGTTGACGCGTATCTTCCGCATCAGCCATATTCTTTTCAGCCGTTGCCCTATAGTTTTGCTGTTGATAGCCATCCGCGATGCCTTTCTGTTTAGAAGAGCCATCAAATGCGCCAGCAATCATCTGACCTAACGTCATTCCAAGATTAGTATTTCGTTGCATGATGATTATCCCGTCATACCTGGTATTGCAGCTTTTTTAAACATATCAGTGGATTTACCTACCATTGGAGATAATCCCATAAGCAATCCCCCAGCCAATGACCCGCCCTTATCAGCACCGCTTAATTGAGTTCTAGCATCATTGTCTGTGCGACGCATACTTCCGTTAATCAAGCCAACGTCACTAGCCAACTGACCGCCCTTAAGAGATTCATCCCCATACATTAAGCCACCTGCATTATTTCTCGCCATGAGCCTTGCGCGTTTCAAAATATCATCGGTTGCACTAGCTGTTGCGGCAGCCTTGCCTCTAACATAATCATTAGAAAGATTGCCTTCTGCGCCTTGATTGACTTCGCCCTCTTTTCCACCATTCGCACTAAGAAGCGCATCAGAAAGACTTGTTTCATTCTTGGTTGCAGCCTGTTCATAACGCTGGTCTCGCGTTGCAGGGTCAAAAGTATCTGCTGCAAATTTATTGATAGTGTCAGCTTTTTTAGTGTTTAAGCGTGAAGTTTCCTCTGCCGCCTGATTGATAATGTTTTGTTGCTTATTTGCCGCATCATCTGCTGCACTGTTTTGCATTAACATGCCAACACCACTCAATGCAGCACTTAATAATGCCCCTTCCATCCCTGTACACATAATTTTCTCCTAGTCAGTGCTGCCTGTTTTTCCGTCGTAATTACCTGTAGAAGGTTTGCCATATTTTTTAATTTGCAGATTTGGGTCAGTGTTAAAAACACTATTTAGACCTTGGTTATATTGCGCCTTCTCTTGATTGCTTCTCAATGTATTAAAGAACCCTGAGAGAGATGCGTTATTGGCATCATCCTGTGCTTGCCGTGAGTTGTTTGCCATGCCCTGATAGGCTTGCGCCATTGCATCACCATCACTTAGCCCTGCATGAATGCTATTAACTAAATTGACGCGCGTTTTCTCATCATTACTTCGCGCATTATTGCTAGTTTGCAAGCCTAGATTAGAGGCTTTTAATACGCCTTGCTGATGCGTGTCTAGTACGTCTTTATTTGCGTCAACATCACGACTTCCGCCACTTAGACCTGAACGTGCCAACATGAAATTAAGCTCACGCTCAGTAATTGCGCGCTCCTTATTCAAGTCAGTTAATGCCGTGTTGGTTGTATCTGTACCAATTTTTGAATAAAGTTTTTCTCTTTCCACCTTGGCTGGGTCAGCTTCTGTCATGCCAAAAACTTGATTAAGCTTATTGATTCCAGCTGCAATACGTTCGTCTTCTGCTGCCTTACGTGCGGCTGCACCACCGTCACCGCCGCCTCCACCGCCTTTATATAAAGTGCGAGCGCGCTTTGTGTTCCCACTAGGAACTGTAAAATCTATTGGATATTCGCTATAGTCTAATTTCATTTTTATACGTCCTTCAAAAACCACTCGCCAACACTTTTATAGCCTAGTGCTTTGTATAATCTTGCAACACTTAAATCACCTGTTCCTATGCCAGGTCTAATTTGTGTTACACCCATGCCAATACACCATTCCTCAAACTTCTTAATCATGCGCATAGCGGCTATTCCGCTACGGTGTTCAGGGTAAATATACAAGCAATAATCAATACCCATGCTATCTGTGGTGTACCACGGAGTATAAACATCACCCATCATTACACCGACAACTTCACCGTCTTTTTCATAAGCGACAATAAAGCCGTTTGCCATCATCAATCGGCATGTAGCAGCTACACGCTCTGGTGAATAAGCTACGTGCTTATAGCTTGTTTCTGCATTGAACTGCCTGCCCATTTCAACCAACTTTGGGATGTCTGATTCAATAGCGTTTCTAATCATAAGTGTCTAAATCGCGCCTAAATTATCAAAATAATATGTAAGCTGATGCAGCTCAAAGTCTTGGTCGTCATAATTACGCAATACTGGTGCTATGCTTGTGACCAATAATTCAACTGGATACAAATAGCCAGGGCGAGTATCTCCTGTAATTGTTACCGCAGGATTGGTCACAAGCGCAGTATCTCTTGGGTCAAATCTGTGAGAAATTTCGCATGAACCAGTGACTACTGAATCCATTGCATAAATCTGTTTAAGTACACCAGGTGCCTTAAAGTCTAGGTAGGCAAGCTCAATATCAACTGAATAATTTGTACCGTCATCGGTTTTAGCGGAGCGGTCTAGCTTATAAACATCGTTACCTGATCGCATATAAAGTTCAGCGTTCAACTCATCCATGTAATCAATGCTGTACGGAAATTCGTACAAGCTCCACGCGGCTACGCCCGATGTGCGACTGAAGGTGTAAACTATTGCCTTATTGCCTGAATAAAGCCAGTATTGACCGCCGCCTCTGTAATATTGAGATTTAGCATTAGCTAATACAATAAAATCACCATCTAACAAATCTCTATCTATTGGCGAACCAACATCGGCATCAATAAGATTGGTTGTGACATCTTGCCTTGTGATGGTGCGCACACCAGCAGGACTTAAAAAGAATACGTCGCCTGCCATATTTGAATGTGAGTAAGGCAAAACTGAGCCAACATCAACCGATTGCAAGAATGAATGCTTTGCTGGATCAACATCTACCTGCCAAACTTGAGAGCTATCTGCAAAAAACACCACTAGGCGGTTTGTATAAAACCCTAAAGCGGTTGCCTGATTTGCTCCAGACTGTTGCAAACCAACTGGCAAAAATCCAGCATCATTGGCAGTAGTCCAGTCTCTAGGTGCATTGGTTTTGCAGAATCTAACAGTATCGCCAGTAGTTCCAATAGCCCATATTTTGCTTGATATTTTTATAACCTGTTTGGTGTGAGGGCAATTTACGTCCGTGATATGTGTTGCCCCCGCTGCTGCACCATCAAGATAATGGTGTTTAATTTCACCTGTTGTATATTCAACCGATGCGTACACGAATCCGTTAAATACGTCTCCATAATGCACCTTGCTTATGGCTAATGATGCAGTTGTTGGGCTTCGTGTATTGTGTGACTGAAATAGTGCGTTTGCATGGGTAACAGTTCCAGTGCCGCCGTAGAATGTATTAAGTTTTCCATTGCCTGCAAATAAGCCTGTTGTTCCATTCTCAAGCGTTGCGATTTTTGTTAATCCTGGACGCTTTCTAATCGTGCGCCCTTCTGTAGTATAGGCATTCTTTAATACCCTTAATCGGTTAGCGTCTGATGTACTCGCGCCTTTTCTTAGGTCAAGACCAAAATCAAACCTATCAAATGAGATGGTCTTTGCCATGCTATACGTCCTGATCCGATGTAACAGTATCGTAAGGGCTTCTAACGCGACTTTTGCCCCATACCGAACGTGACCTATGTTTTGATTTAAGCTTATTAAGCAGCGCATCTAGCTGGCTTGCATAAGTTTGAGCGTCAGGCTGCCTGTAGTGGGCTTTAGCATTTGAAAGCGCATGAAGATAGATTATCTGGCTTGGTAAGCTAGTTCTATCGCTATTCACATTTAGTGGACTGAGAGTTTTTATGTACTCAAAGCGCAGTGTGTACTCATTGCTTGATGGGACTGGGAATAATTCTATCTGGTCTCTACGCTCATAAAATGCAGGCACTCCGCCAACCGCACCGCCTCTGATGGTTGCTTCAATACCCTCTTTTAATGGGATATATTGACCTCCCCATACAACAAATATGCCAGTAATGCGCTCTATATTACAATCCACAGGGTAGTCGTAATACTTTTGGTCTGCGCCAGTAGTTCTTTCATAAACTGATTTAAGTTCAGCCCAATCAAATTGCTCATACAACTGGTCTTGCGCTGAACGAATCATAGAGTCAATCAATGATGAGTTCACGATGCCAGACTGCCCAGCCATGCCATAACCTAAACGGATTTGAATGTCTGAGCGAATCTCGCCTAGCGTCTTTTTAAGCGGCAAGGACATTGCTAGCCTTTAGCTTCTGCAATTGCAGTTTGTAGCTTTGCAACACCCCAAGTCTTTTTGGCTTCAATACCAAGGCTTAAAGCCTCTTCAATTAAGGCGGATTTTTCATCTGAACCGTCAACGACTTCAAATGATTCTTCAAAATCTTTTAATGTGCCTAATGCTTGACGCACTGGATCAGATACTTCTTGATTGCCTTTGTAATACTGCTGTAAGCGAGCATACTCATCTTCTGTTTCAAAGGTTGATTCTTTGACTGTAGGCTTCGCATCTGTTTCACGAATATCATCACCATGCAAAACCTTTAGAATTTCAATTTCATGCGGCAATACGGTAACGGGTGTTTTTTCATTCTCTGAGCGACACACAAGAACAACTTGATAAGGAATTGTTACTTTCATTATTTTTTACTCCATAAAGGTGGTGAGAGGTTTCCCCCTCACCTGTTCAACTAACTACTAAGCAATAGCTAAAACAGCGTTACTATTGCGCTTACCAATACCAAGACCGAATTTACTTGTCATCGCAAAATGGTAGGTGTACTGGTCAATCGGACGACCTGGGTAACGCATTTTCATGAAGTCATCTTTAGCGCGGCGCAATTCAACGCCACCAGCACTTAGATTCAACATATAGCAGCGTTTAGCCCATGGGATTGTTGGTGCAGATAACCCAAAGTTAGTATCAAAATCAGGAATGTAAGTTAAAGGAATGCCATCGAACTTAATTGTGTCCGTTGCCATATCAATGTTTAACTTAGAGCCTGATCCGTATGTAATTTGAGTTTGGTTAGAAGTTAAAATCGCATTAC